AGCCAGCCGTTTTTCTATGTAAATAAGTTACGCTTATTTATGTTTATTGGCTACCGTTTATGTTGTTTCTTGTAATTTCAATGAAGTTACAATTTTTATTTTATATTCCTACATCAAAGTATTATTAATTTAAAACTAGATATGTGTAAAACAATTTTGGAAAGTAATGTTAATTTCTTTTGATGTTTTGGAAGTGTTAAATTAAATCTATTAAAGAAAAGGGAATGGCAGCCCCTACACCCTTCTTCTACCGCGTAGGATTAGACCCTGTTTTAACATGGATAAAAAGGATTTAGAAAGTTGATATTATAGGAAAATTTTGTTTAGGATATCTTGTTTTATTTTGAGGTATTTTGAGATGATTTTATTTTTGGTTCTTATTTCTGTTTGAACTACCGCACGCCGGTTTAAGGTTTTTAGGGATTCTTTTTAGGATTACTTAAGAAACACTTTGTGTTCGTAGCGCTTAAGTAATTCGTCGATATTAAAATAAAACAATTAAATAATTTTACTGGTTATGTAGGCTGAAACCCGCCTATCAACGTTCAGCATGGACAAGTATTTAAATAATAAAAATAAATTACGTGAAGAGCATATGTTTGTGGTTAAAGAGAGAACTAAGGATAGTACCATTTATTGGTATTTAAATTTTGGTGCCTCGGAGTTAGTTAGAATATCTTTAGGAGAGTTTAGAAATATAGATAAGCCGTGTGTGAGTTTTAGAGGACAATTAGTTAAATTTGTTGGAGTTACTAGAGTTAGAGCTTTAGAAATTTTTAAAAATTTAGTTTTCTTTAGAGAGTCTTTATTTGATTCCGTGTGTGATTTGAAGGATGGTTTGTCTGTTTTTGTGTCTATTTTGAAAGGAATGGGTAAGATGTCTAAGGTTGTTAGTCATTGTGGATTTCTAGATGTTGTTAAGTTTTTGTTTAATAGTGTGCAGTGCGTTCAAGATTTTAATGTAGTAAATATATCACATTTGTTGATTGATTTGTATAGTTTGTATATGAAGGTATCAAACACAGATGTATTATTTAAGAAAGAAAGTATTGAGCATATAGCACTAGCTACTTTATGTATGATGTTGCCTGAGGATTTAGGAAATATCTTTAGAAAGTTAACGTCGTTCACGAATATTAAAATGTTAGACACGCCTAATATGTTTATTGATTTTGTAGGTGTTTTGTTAGAATTTTGTGTAAAGTTGTTGGATTATATTCCCTTTTTAAGTGAAGATTTACGTGATTCATTTAAAAATTTAGCTAATTTTCAGTCTTCTAGTTTAATGGTTAGAAGAACGAAGAAGTTGATAGCACAAGTTGAAGCTCAACCTAAAGAGATGTACAGTCCTTTTGTTAGAGATGAAATAAAAAATTTAAAGAAAGAATGGGATTCACCTAAGAGTCAAATGTTAGTTAGGAGAGATGGTGGTTTTGACGCTTTATATAAGAAAATTTGTTATATTTTTAAACAAGTTTTAGATATAGAAACTATAAAAAGAGTTGAACCAGTTTTCTTTGTCTGTGAAGGACCTCCGGGAACAGGTAAGTCTACCATGATGCACCAATTAATAAAAATATTAAATATGCCTACTTATGCGCATGTTGTTAAGCCGACAGCTGATGGCAAAGATTTTTACGATACATATGGTGGACAGAAATTGTTCGTTATGGATGACGTTGGAGCCCAGGGTCCGAGCCAATGGAGAAATTTTGTTAATATGATTGCTCCTTTGCAATACAAATTGGATTGTGCTAATGAAAAATTAAAGGATACTAAGGTGTTTAGTAGTGAGATAGTTTTAGTTAGTACGAATCAGTTTATGGGATTACATGGCATAACTAAAGATGATGGTATTGGTGATATTGGAGCGCTGTTTAGAAGAGCTAATGTCTTTGATTTTTCGCAAGTTAAATTTGTTGAAGGTTCTTATAAAGGTAGAATTTTGTATAAGAAATATGATTTAGATTCTAATGTGTTTGTAAACAAAATGCAAAAAGATATTCCTTGTGATAGTTATGTTATTATAGACCCTTTTGATAGAACGAAGCATTTGATTTGGATGTGTGA